ACGCCATCAACTTCAGCCTGCGGACAACTTCGCTAACTTGTTGCTCGCGTGTCTCGCTTTTGCTGTCGGCTGACGGAGAGCAAAGTTGAATATAGTCGACAACGATCCAGTCCAACCCCGTGCGCTTTTGTTGGCGGCATATCGACTCGATAGTATCGATATCCGATACTTGGTCGTGAATAGTGATCGGGAGCGCCGATATTTCGGCAATGCCGTTCTGAATTCCAGCCAGGTGTTGCTTGTTTGGATTCTCGTAGGCCGACACGCATCTCCATCCGCTTTTAGATGCCACCAAACGGCAGATGACTTGAAGTGCACTCATCTCTAGGCTGAAAATGATGCCCGTCTTGGCGTTTATAGCCCCGTGCAGGGCTGTTTGAAGTAAAGCAATAGACTTACCGCCCGAAGTCTCGCTGGCGAAGACTGCGAGCGTTCCCCGCTCAAAACCGCCGTTGAGCTTTTCATCCAGTCCGGTGATGCCGGTGTGGAAGCGTTCGGGTTGGGTTGTTTTTTCGAGTTCGTTGAGCAACTCGGTGCATTGTTGCTTGAGCGATAAAGCGCCAATTTGTTCTTCGTCGCTGTCCGCTAGGTGTTGAGCGATGCCGTTCAAGTCGGCCCGCATCTCTCGGATGTCGTCTTTGCTTTCGTTCAGCTTTGCCATCGCCTTGCGATACCGACGCGCCTTGAGCAGGTCTTTGCGGAAGTCGAGAGCGGCGACAGCATCCCCGGTGGGATAGGCGGTGAAGGCTTCGGTGACGCCGTGATATCCGCCAACGTCGAATATCATTCCCTTTTCTTCCAAGACAGCCTGGAGTCGGAAGATGTCCGACTTGTAGCCTTCGTTGTGGCACTCCTTGGCCGCTGAAAGCAAGGCGCGGTTGGCATGCTCAAAGAACAAGTCCGCGTCCCACTTCGCGGCGTCGAGCACTTCATAGTTCTGGAGCAAGATCGAGATCGCCGCTTTCTCTGCGCTTGGGGCGGTCGGGACTGCTGATCTTGTTTGTGTTTCTTCTCGTTTTAAAATTGCCATGTTTCCTTTCTGGATGGCTCGCCTCTCGCCTTAAGCGAGAGAGGCGAAGCCTATCTATCTATGATAATAGATAGATATTCTATCTATCTAGACCACCATTGGTTATTGTTGGGTTACGGTTGGGTTTCATTTGGGTTATCGTTGGGTTATTGTTGGGTTATTTACAGACGCATTCCGACTGACTTTTTTGCAGGCTTTGGAACGTCATTTTTTGGCCTTCCGCCTTTCTTCCCATTTTTGTAATTTGAGAATAAACGCTTGTTTTGATCTTGCCATTGGTGCAAAATGAAGGCATCGCCTTCGCGCCTTGCGTAGCCACTTTCTATGAGTGCGTTTTCGAGTTGCATTGGGTCGCCTTCCCAGTCGGCTATCGCTGCAACGATATCCGCTGGCTTTTCTATGCGCTCGCACTTGCGAAATTGGCATTGCGACCAGAGTTTAAGAAGGCTGAAAACCCCAGCGTGACCGGCTAGGCGTAGCAGGATTTTCGTCTTGTAATGGTCGGGGAAGTCGGGTGATAGGATCATGTTTTCTTTCTTTCGAGATAACGCTGCAACGTCTCCTCGGCCTCATCTTCGATCCACCTTGTAGCCTGAGTTACAACCTCAACCCACTTGCCGTCGATCTGGATCTCCCAGTCCCAACGGTAGCAGTCATCTTGGTGGTTTGGCCAGCACCGGAGCGGATACCCGCGCCATTGCATTTGGTTATTCATCTTGGCCTGATAGGAATTGGCGGAGAGCCTTGTTTTCTTTTATGAGTCGGTCGTTCTCTTCTGTGAGCGACTCGACGCGAATGTTTAATAACTCTACGAGTAATTCAAGATCAGCCATTTGTTCTTTAACAAGTCTTGTGAGATTTAGTAGTCTTGTGATGCCGTCGAACATAATCTGAGATTCTTTCTAAGTGTTGTTCCGCCAATGCTCTCCCCTCCGGCGTGTCGTCGTATGTATGTTGGTGGACAGGTAGCGGGTCGCCCCGTTCCAACCTAAGCCCGATAGGACATTCATTCATGCAGATGACCAACCGGAGCGAGAGAGTTCCGTTCATCTATTAAAACGGAATGTCGTCGGTTTCGTCTTGGGGTTGAGCAACGTAGCCGTTGCTTTTAGCGACAATGTGCTTGTCTTGCTTGGCCGCTGGCTTGCGCCGGTTACCTAGCCATTTTTGTTTCTCATCACCGAAAAGCCAGCGCTCAATGCAATTGAACTGGTGATCTGGGTTTGTCTGGCCCGGCTCTACGCCTACGACGCAAACGCCCTTTTCTCCGATCAGGTCTTCGGCTTCCACGGTTACGTCTTCTCCTGGGATAACGGCCCGACCGATGCTCGAAAGCACTTGATCCACCTTCCACGCCGCCTTGGGAGTGAACGTGAGATGTTCCCACATCTTCGGCCCCTCGATGCCGCTTTCAAGGATGACTTGAACGTCGAGTTTGATGGTCGGATTTCCGGCTTGGGAAGTCTTCTCGACCGCTTTCACGATCTCGACTTCGTATGTCCCCGGCTCTACGAAGTAGATGGCCGCTTGTTTTGGTTCTGATGCTTTGTATGTTGGCATTTGTATTTTCTATTTTGTTTTTGTTTGGCGTAACTGCGTTGTCGGTGATCCCGCCTTGATCGCCGTTTGGTCTGGCTCCACGCCGGTATTGGCGCAGAGTTCCAGATAACTCTTTTCCGATAGCTTACCGCCCATCGCGAGTATTAATGTCTCTTTGCTGATACCTTCGGAGGCCTTTGCGATAGCTTCGTGCTCCACAAACCTCCGTCCGCTGACGCTTGTGAGTTTCCAGCCTGCCACCTCGTCCCCGCTTTCGAGACGGGTTTTAAGATGACCGAGCAAAGGCTCGGCGATCTCTTTCTCCGCCAGTTTCCATTCGCGAATGAATGCGCCGAGTGACTCCGGCGTGGAAAGGATGCGATCTTTGATAGCCTCGATGCTGTTACCGGTTGCTTCGGGAATGAGAGCGATGGCACTCTCAGCCTGTCTCACGATGGCGTTGCAGTTGTTGTAGTGTTTGCACCAGCTACAATACTCGCAAGGCGTCGGCTTCGCATCCGCGCTTGTTGCGCGGTCGATTGTGCGCTGCGTGCCTTGCTTGGCTTCCTCGTAGGTAAACTCATAACTACGAATCATAGCCTGATCGACGTAGATAACATGAGCCGTCCAAGACGTTTCAAAGTTATCCTCCATGCACGCCAGACTGTAGGCCATCAACTGATTCCTATAATCCCGCACCTGTCCCGTTTTTATGTCGGCGACCCATTTCTGCTCTTTGCAGACGGCATCCGCGGTGCCGAGTTTCGATAGCCCAGGAACTGCCATCGCCAAGTACTCTTCGCGGGTTTCCACGAACGAACCTTTTGCTAGGCGCGTTAGTTCCTCTACGCCGTAGGCTATCGCTCCGGCGTCTTCGCCAACTATTGCAACGTCATTTTCTGCCGAGATAAGGTTGCGGATCGCAATGTCTACCGCCGTGCCGCGCTCCGCTGCCGCGCTCGTTCCGCTTGCTCCTTCAAATAAAGCACATTCGGCGAGTTTGGGAAGCGTGCTAGGTGATATTTCTTTACTCATTTTATTTTAAATATTTAAGGTATAAGTGCCGTTACAAATATTATGCAGTATTTGTCACGAGTTCGCCTTCCTCCATTCGACCGCTGTGTTAACGAATTGATCGACCCGAAGCGCAACGCGGTGCAGGTATTCCGGTGCGCAGTCGCGCCAAGTCTGTTCTGATGTAAGCACTCCGCGAGCGATCAAAAACTGATTTACCGCGCCTTCATGTTCTGCGAGTCGGGCCTGCCAGCCGACCATTTCGTTGGCGTCAACAAAATGATCTGGCTGTTTAGTTGCAACAGCTTCGAACAAGTGCGCGACCGATGCCCATTCGAGCGGCAACTCTTCCGCAAGGCCGCTGCGGGTCTTCGCGTCGTAGGCTGCCGAGTGAGTGGTTAGGATTATGCGCTCCTTGCCGCCGATTCCTTTACCTTTGCCGGAGTCGGTCGTGCTTACCTTGGTTTTGAAACGCAAGAACCAAAGCTCGTCAGCAAACTCTTTAAGCAACGGCGCTGATTGTTTGCTCAGTTTCAGCTCGTAGCGGTCGTAGGCCGCGAGAGCGTCAGGCGCTTCAAAGCGGACGATCTTGCTGTGAGCGATCATTACCACGTTCTTGCCGGCGTCAATGAGTTGATCAACGGATGACAAGAACCGGCTCATTCTTTCCGCTACCATCACCCAGCCCTTACCGAAGCCAAAGTCTTCGACGCTAGTCTTTTTGGTGCTGGCGAGCAGGTCTTCAACGCATAGGCGTTCCGCCCAGTCTGCCGAGTCGATGACGATAGTTTTGTATTCGGTCGCCTTGGCTTCTGTTAACGCATCCGTTAACTGCTTCCACGTCCCGATCTCGCAGCGATCCACATCCAGGTGCGATGTTCCGCCCTCGATGTCCAAGAACAGCGGCCTTGGGAACTTGGCCGCGAATGTGCTTTTGCCTACGGATTCAAC